TTTAGAATATAATGCGAGTTTCTTAATATATCTCATGATGTTTGTACTGAACTAATAGTAGCAACTACAACATTAGCAACACTGGCTTGTGCATTAATGCTATCGCCACTTTCGAGAATAAGCTTTTCAGCATCAAATACAAATGTTTCTGCTGCTGGTAAGGACAATGATTTAATAATTTGATTACTGCCAGAAACAGGTACAGTAGCAGGTGTTACAAATATGTCTACAGTTGCAGCAGTGTTTGAAGTTGTATTACAAAAAAACATCGTTGTCACCGCTTGTTCTGTACCAGTGGATGCTTTAAATAAAGTTGTATAAGTGTTGTTTAGTGAAACGTTTGTTATCATTTTTTATACCTTAAAATATTATGCTATAGACGATTGCTTTTCTTCGGCTAACTAATTCATCGGATCTAGCTGTATTTACAAAATATAATCCTGTACCGCCGCCACCTGATGCAGTCGAATAATAGACTGTATTTTCGCTAGCTAATGCTGTAGGAGCCGATGTTTGTGCTTGTAAAGCTAGGGGGCCTTCAATATTCACCGGATATCCCGATCCAGGAATTAAAGTTATACCAGATCCAGTGTTTGCTCTTATAACATTATTATCAAGAGTTAATCCTGTAAATATCGCTTCGGAATTAATTAAACGAAAAACAACATTGCTTGTAGACCCAAGTCCAGCGAAGATCGTATCAGGATTTCCATAAAATTGATCAGATGGAGAAACTGCATTATCATTAATTTCAACAAACGAATTTCCTACTTGTAATATTCTAGCTTGATTTGTACCTGAAAAAAATCTATTATCAACATAATCTTTATTAGGAATGTCATTTGGATCTAATACTCTCGATTTGTAATTTGTTACTCCTTTAACATTAAGAGTACCATAGGTATTTTCTGCGCCTAAGAAATTTAAATTCCCATCAGCACTATTTGATCTTATAGCAGAAATTGCTATAGCTGTTCCTGCGCTAGCTGATTGAAATTGCCATATACCTAAGTTGCTGTTTCCTGTATCGTCGGTCCAATAATAAGTATCATTATATAATAATGTTGCAGCATTTGTAAGACTTGAATAACTGCCTCTATCGATAACTATACCACTAGTTCCTAATGTTACATAGGGATTAATTTCGCCTGCATTTAATATTAAAATATTATCACTAATTAATGAACTAGTGCTTTCGATAAGAGTTTGTTGCCCGACTACATCTAAATCTCCAATGATCCGTACTGTACCCGTGCTAGTAGGGCCAGTTACATTTAATGTTATGTTTCCGTTTGGAGAATATACAAGATAATCTCCTGAAACTTTTAATACATCGGTAGTCATTGGTATTTCCTTTAATGTATTTATTTGCTTTAATAAACTCTTAACCCTACATAATCAATCATAGGTGATGATTTATGCGGCCAACTAGGATGACTTTGAAATCGCAAGATTACTCCAAAACTAGGATCACTTACTATTGCATTTGTCAAATTTGCGTTCCATAAATCAGTTGATCCACCATATATCTTGTAAGGATCGAGGAGTCCATCAGCTTTATTAGATCCTATTAATTGCCCGTTATAAGTTAATTGTATTGTTTCATCTGTGATTCTTCCACCTCTATTCATGTCTAATGATACTTCAACGCCTGCTGGAATAGTAGGTATATTAATTAAGCTGAAACCAGTTAATTGCAAATAATAAGTTTTATTTTTAATATCATTTACAAGAGAATTTGCAATATGTAACAACGGAGTTGTAGTTTCTAAAAATACTCCATCCGGATACATTGCTTCATAAAACCCCATGCCGCTATCTTTCCATGGAATATGGTTAGTAACTTCGGCATATTGTGAAATTGTTGTGGCGTAAGCCCATTCTGTTGACATATTGTTATTTACTCAAAAAAATAGCTGCACAAGGCAGCTATTTTTTATTAAATTTCAATTATTATTAATTAGTATTAACTTTAACTGAAACATTAGCAACTGCAGTAACAGTATTCCAGCTAACAAGTTGGTTAGTAGAAAACTGACCACTAGTAAATGGAGTTACTTGTGCTTTTCTTGATGTTAATTTTGTAACATAATATGAATTTCCTGCACTATCAAGAGCAACAATATTCATTTGCCCTGCTGCTAGTGATGCTGTTGAAACAGCAACTAGCTTACATTGGCCATCACCGTCACTATTTTGAACAAGATAACGATGACTCGATTCTTGCTTTAGGATGGTTGATACGTTTGCAGCAGTTCCTTTTGGTAACGGTAAAAATGCCGATGTAGCAATTTTTCCTGTATTACTTATTCCGCCGGCTAGTGAAACGCTAAATGTAGCACCGGTTCCAGTTCCGCCTACAATTGCAATACCTGGATCTGCTGTATATCCTGATCCTGTACTAACAACAACGAAATTAGTAATATTACCTGCTCCATTAACTAAAATGTATCCAGTTGCTAATGAACCGGTTGGTAGATCGGGATTACTAAAAACTACTTTACTTGTTGCACTAGAACTATAAAAAGTTCCACTATTAAGAACAGTTACAGTACCTACGCTTTCACCGGCAGTCACAGATACATCTGCACCGCCTGAAAAAAATCTCTTTTTAATTGGACGTCCCATTTGTTTCTCCTTATATTAAGATCGTTCTATGATCTACGCAGTGGGTGCTGCATAAACTCTCTTTATGAGTGAACTGTTATTATTTATCGTGTACTCAGCAAAAAGCCCGCACTAGGCGGGCTTTCTGTGTAATTAACAAATAAGTCGAAACTTACTTGTAGCTTACTGTCGAGCTGTTGATAGCAACTTTACCGAGATAGTCAGCTGCATTGCCGAGTGACGATGCAGTGTTTGACAACTCTACGTAACCGTAGCGTGTCAAGAAGCCAACTACTGGTTCGAATGTTGCTGGATCTAGTACAACGCCAGAGCTCATTAGAGGAATATATGGGCAATAGAAAGCTGGTGCGTCAGCTTCGCTTGAACCCTTATAACCAATTAGGATCTGGTTGTTGTTGTCTGTATCAGCTTTGTATGCGTCTACATAAACTTTCATTGCGCCATTGAGTGTACCAACAAACTTAGTATTAGTTGGGGCTTCAAATGTACCTTCAGTTGTACGAGCAAATGCTGAAGTTGTTGCGCTCTGAAGAATTGTTAGAGCCTGGTTAGAAACTACAGCCCAGTTGCCTGCGCCACGACGTGTACGCTGTGCAATTAGGTTGCTAACGCGGTTGATCTGAATTGCTAGTGCAGCGTGTTCGTCACCGACGAATGTTGCTGTACCAGAAACTAAGCTCTGGTCATATGTTTCTTCAACTGAAGCAAGACCACGTAGTGAAGCTAGGATTTCCTGGTCGATTTCAACTGTGATTTCCTGAGCTAATGCTGCCATGATTTCTGCTTCGATATCAATACCTTGCTGAGCCTGTGCATCCTGTGCAGCTTCGAATGTCCAACGAGCTGATAGCTTGCGTGACTTCGCTTCTACTGGAGCCTTGAGGATCTGAATGCTCATTCTCTTGCCTGGTGTACCTTCAAGTACGCTGGTTGCAGCAGCACGTGGTGATACATCAGTATTGTTGCCGGAATAAGCGGCAGCAATCTTGAATGGGCTTAATGCTTCTTCGCCGGCTACAACGTTGTCGCCTGAATCAGCATAACGTACACGTAGTGTGTGAATCTGACCAACAGGGCCTGTCATTGGCTGTACGCCGATGATTTCGTTGGCAATAACTGTTGGCATTACACGTCTGATTACTGGTAGAATTACACGGTTAAGTGTTGCAATGTTACCAGCGCTTGTTGCGCCAGAAGTTGCGCTTTCAGCCAAGTGACGGCGTGTGTTTTCTAAGCATACATTCATGCTTGCACGACGGTTCCCCTGTAGGCCTTCAAGCAGAGCTTCCTTTGTCTCGGACCATCTTTCATTTAATAACTGTGACATTTATGTCTCCTTGAATTATAGTTATTTTAGACCCGCTAATTTGCGGATTTCTAAGATATTATCTAAGCCTACCTGAGGCTGAGTTTTTACTTCGCGATCGCCTGTAATAACAGCAGACTCAGTTAATGTTGGCTTTTCAGCTTTCTTTATCTGAGTACCTTCCATTACAGCGGGTAGGTATTTGTCAAATGCTGTAGCTAATTTGGAGGTTTGTACACCTTCTAACAAGCCACGCATTAATTCTCTTTTGTCAGCACCTAATGGAGCTAACATTTCACTTAATAAAGCTTTACGTTCTGCTGTATCCTTAGCGACGCGAATTTCGCGTTCCTTTGATTCAACCATACGCTGCTTTTCACCTATTGCAGCTTTTGCTTCGGCTAATGCTAAATCTTTCTTTTGAATAATCTTTAACAATTTACTTGTTTCTGATTTTTCATTAAGATAAGATGAAGTATATTCTGTAGCAAATGCTTCAAAAATACGGCGTCCAAAGTCGCTAGTACGAGCACTATCAATATCTTCTTTCAATTGTTTGATTTCGGATACTAGTTTATTAGTAACTGCGTTTTCGACAACCTTGGCTGATCTTTTAACAAATTTAGCTTTAACATCTTCAAGCTTTGCACGAGCTTCTTTGACAAATTTAACTTTAGTTTTAACTAAGTCACGTTTATCTTGTGCAAATTCATTGATTTCTGTAGCTAAAGCGTTAACAATAAAACTTTCTAATTTAGCAAAATTTTCAGAAACTTTTTGACGATCTCTTTGGAATTCTACTAATTCTTTTCCTAACTGACTTGTAATAAATGATTCTAATACCGAAGCATTAGTTTTCATTTTGTTCTGATAATCTACACGAGCTTTTACTAGTGCATTCTTATCTTCTGCAAGTTCAGCCATTTCTGCGGCCAATCTCTCGCTTAACATGCGATCAATTGCTTCGACCATAACACCTTTATCGTGTGTATATTTTCGAGCAAATTCTTCGCGTAGTTCAGCGGTGACCTGATCGCGATTCTCTTGAATCTTAGCAGCAAAAGCGGATTCAACCATTGATTTGGTTTCTTCTGTCATTACGCCGGATTCTACTAATTGTTTGAATGCGTCCAACATCACTTCTCCCTTTTAAGGTTATTTCAAACCTTTAATAATTTTTAGCATCGCCTCTTGGAGATACTTTTGAGTTTTTGGATCTTGTTTAGTCTCCTGCGCCACCCTAAATGCTCTATTTCCACCTCTTGCGTTCATTAAGTGTTCATAGACCGGTGTAGGATAAGCTCCTGGCGCCGAAGGCTGGGCAACTATATCAACTGTGATAATTTCAAAATCGGCTACTTCGCCAGTACGATCGTCAACGTTACCGCTGCCTCTGCTACTAACACCAAGTTTTACACCGCTTTCAAGCATAGTACGAATCAAATTGCCCATTGGAGTGGGAAGAATTTTCATCTTCCCATATCCATTAGGACCGTCCATCCACATATCAGTGATCATGTGACTTACACGGTCAAGATTTACTTTAAGATCATCAGGATGATCTACTTCACCTAATACAGAGTAACCATTCTGTATTTGATCGTTCAGAGTTTTGACAGCATTGGTGATTTCGCCTACAGGATAAACCCGCTGATTAGCATTTCTGATACCACCTTGGATGGCAATTCCTTTAAGATAAAGGTTTTTGCCATCCTTATCATCTGACTCAAGTACTACTCGAGCTTGATCAAAACTTAATTGCTCTTTTAGGTAAGATAGTTTCATCTGAATCTCTTATTAGTTTGGTAAAATATCCCGTGAGTTAACACCGCTTTCGCCTTTCGTTGGGCTAGCTTTCTTGTTATAACCTTTGGTTTCTTTTCCATCGATATTTTGGTCAACACCATCAGTGAACTTACCTTTTACATTGCCTGCAAGACTCTTGGAAGTTGGGCCCATGTTAGTACGTTCGCCATCCATTTTACCTTCGCCGCTTACATTATTTTTAATAGGCTTGGCTTTGGTTGTTGGACGATCCGAAGGATTAGCATTGATGGAACTTTTGGTATTAACGCCTTCTTCGGAATTTTTACCGAATTTGTCGTATGTACCTTTCTTATATTCGCGATATTCGCGTACAAAGGCTTCGTCGGTTTCTTCTTCGTCACCTTCTTCGTCACCTTCTTCGTCACCTTCTTCGTCACCTTCTTCGTCACCTTCTTCGTCACCTTCTTCACTATCGAAGTCGCTGTCCATGTCGCCATCCATGTCGCCATCCATGTCGCTGTCCATGTCGTCCTTGCCAGTGATATCAGCTAATAACTGGTGTAGGTCTTGTTCTAGGTCGTAAATATCACCTTTGGTTGCAGGAGCGTCCATGTCACCTTCC